ATGACAAAACAGTTACTGGTTGTAGAAAATCTGGACATCAATTTTGAATTGCATGAAAAAAACGTGCACGCCGTGCGTAATGTTAGCTTTAAAGTAGCAGAGGGTGAAACATTGGCTTTAGTCGGCGAATCCGGCTCGGGCAAGTCCGTAACCTCCATGTCCGTTATGCGCCTACTGCCTGAGAAATTTGCCCGATACAGCAAAGATTCGCGCATTACTTTTGACGGTATTTCCATTTTGGATGCCGATGAGAAAACCTTGCGTGATTTGCGCGGCAACCGCATCAGCGTGATTTTCCAAGAACCGATGACCTCGCTCAATCCGTTTATGCGTATCGGTACGCAACTGATTGAAGCGGCACGTGTGCACAATAAAAAGCTCGGCAAAAAAGAAGCAGGGCAGAAGGCATTGGCATTGCTGGAGCGTGTAGGCATTAAAGAAGCCGAACGCCGCATGAAGCAGTATCCGCATGAGTTTTCCGGCGGCCAGCTGCAACGCATTATGATTGCCATGGCGCTCATTAATGAACCTGACCTGCTGATTGCCGATGAGCCGACCACTGCTTTGGATGTAACCATTCAAGCCGAGATTCTCGATTTGCTCCATGATTTGCAACAGCAAATGGGCATGGCGATTATCTTCATTACCCACGATTTGGGTTTGGCGGAACACTATTCCAAAACCGTCTGCGTCATGCGTAACGGCGAAATTGTCGAGCGCGGAAAAATCAAAGAAGTATTTGCCCATCCGAAGCACGAATATACCGCCGAACTCATCAATGCCATTCCAAAAGGCATGAAAGAGCCGGAAGAAAACAACGCCGGTGTGTTAATCGATGCCGATAATGTCAATGTTTCTTTCGTATTGAAGCAAAACTTTTTCGGCAAGCCGCTCAAAACTTTTGATGCTGTCAAAGGCATCAGCCTCAAAATTAAAGAAGGCGAAACATTGGGTGTAGTCGGCGAGTCCGGTTCCGGCAAATCCACGTTGGGCAAAGCCGTCATGCAGATGCTGCCTTATACCGGCCATATCTCCTTTGAAGGCAAAGACCTGAAAAACTATACCGCCGAAGAAGCACGCCGTCTGAAATCGCAACGGCAAATTGTGTTCCAAGATCCGTTCGGTTCGCTTTCACCGCGCTTGACCGTTGGCGAAATTATTGGCGAAGGTTTGACGGTTCATCATCCTGAAATGACCAAAAAAGAACGTATCCAGCGCGTTTTGGAAGTCATGAAGGAAGTGTCCCTGCCGCTTGACGCGCTCAACCGTTATCCGCATGAATTCTCCGGCGGCCAGCGTCAGCGTATCGCTATTGCACGCGCCGTTATCCTGCGCCCGAAATTCATTCTTTTGGACGAGCCGACATCTGCACTTGACCGCTCCGTACAATCCAAAGTGGTCGAACTTTTGCGCGATTTGCAGAAGAAATACGGCCTGACTTATATGTTCATCAGTCATGATTTGTCTGTTGTGCGCGCCGTCAGCGACAACGTGATTGTGATGAAGCAGGGCGAAATGGTTGAGTACGGCAGCGCGGATCAGATTTTCCACCATCCGCAAAACGACTACACCAAACGTTTGATTAACGCCGCATTTGATTTGTAGAAAAGGAAAAGATGATATATTGACCTGTCAATTATTAAAATAAGTTAATTTCTTATGTTTCTGTTTTTAATAGATATTTAGTTATTGCATTTTCAACAGAAACGACAAAGAACGGCTGTTTTTACAGCCGTTTTGTTTTGTATAAATTCGTTAAACCGTCTGATGTCGCGCTTTATCAAACGGCTTTTTAGTCTTGTGTATATAAAAAGCGATTTTTGCCAATTTCCGCATTAGTGCAACGATGATTATCATCTTAGGCTTTTTTGCCGCTTCCAAATTGCTTACAAGTTGAGGAAATGCATTCATGCGGTAGGCAACAAGGGCAGGCATAAACAAGGCGCGTTTTAATTGCCGGTGTCCGTATCTGCTTAATCTGCCTTTTTTATTGACACTTGTCCCTGATTGTTCAATTTTTGGACTTAGACCGGCAAAGGCTACAAATTTATTCGCCGTTTCAAAATTCTTATCTGTCAGGTGTCTTAGTAGGATCACTGCGGTTTCTTTTCCTATTGCCGGTATGGTTTGCAGGTTTTGATATTCGATATTTAGGCTTTCTTTCTGTTTTATCATGCCATCTATCCGCTTTGATGTCTGATCTATTTTTTCTTCAAGTAGTTCTATGATTGCTTCATGGGTTGATTTTATGTAGATGTCTTTTGCGGTATGCAACCTGTTTTGTGTTTCTTTTTGCTGTTCCTTGAGTTGTTGTAGCAGATTTATCAGTTTGTAGAGTATGGGATTTTCAGACGGCCTAAAAGATGTCAGTTTGTCTAAATGGCGGCTTGCAAATTCGGCGATAAGTTTTGAATCTGCTTTGTCTGTTTTAGTATTACTGAACTGACTTTTTGCGTATTCTTTTATTTTCAAAGGATTAATAACGTAAACTGTATAAAGTGCGCTCAAATATTCAGCCGCCTGTTCGTAATAAATACCTGTTGCTTCCATACTTATGGCAATTTTTCTAATTCGTTTTGTTTTTATCCAATTAATCAGATTCTCAAATCCTTCTGTACTATTGGATATTTTTATATAGTCTTTGCTTCCTTTAGTTTTAATCAACGTTGCGTCTATCGTGTCTTTAGATACGTCCAACCCTATTACATTCATTTCATTTTCCTTATTTATTCAGCCTGCAATGGCTATGATGATATTCAATCTTTAAGGTAATTGGACGGTTCGGCATATCTTTTCCTCAGTTTTTAACTCTGGCCGTTTTACTGTCTAAACCGCCCAGGCTTTTGTTTTGCGCTTAAACAAAAACCTGTAAACCGCCTTAATTAAAACGATTTACAGGTTTCAATTTAATTTACCCAACTTCCAAAAGGCGGGAGTTCCCGCACCCCGTTGATATTTATTTAACCGTTGATTCCGCTTAGGCTACATCAACAATTAAATAAATATCTCTTAACTGCCGACCTTTGCACCGTTTTGGAATCCCGTTGTTTCGCCTGCTTCAACATAGCCGTCATACATCAGGTTTTGAGGGCTTTTACCGCCCATTGTAAGCACTTGACCGTTTTCAGGCGTGTAGGCTGTCTGCGGTGCTGTTTGTGGCTGTTGAACGGTGTGCTGTTCCTCTTTATATGGGTTAAAAGGAAGGCCGTTTTTCACGTAATCCTTGCACATGGCTTTAGTAACTTCTTTCAGCGGCGTGCCTTGGGCACTGTAACAAGTACAGCCAGTATTACCGCCTTCAACGCAACCAGCGATGTATTCAAAGGTTTTAACTTGTCTTACATTGTCATAAATGGGTTTGCTTTCAGGTTTTTCGGCTAGAGTAGGTACAAAATCTTCAGGCTTTAAACTACTAGTCGTAGTCGGTTGAGGCGGTGTACTACTTTCTGACGTTGTAGCTTCATCTGTTGTATCTGATGTAGTCAATGCCGCTGTCTGTTGTTTTTCCTCTTGGTTAAATCGTTTACTCATTCCATTAATGGTATAAACGGCAAAACCAATTAATAAAGGTAAAAACAATGCTACGAATATAAGACTTTTGGGGATACGTCTTTTAGGCTTAGTATGCACCTCGGCGGATTTATACATACCAAAAGACTTTTTAGGAACTACAAACGTTCTTTCGATTGCCCTAGCGATATTCACACTGCTATCAGGCTGATCTACACATTCATTCCATTCATAGAGTTTACGTCCTACCGGCTTAATGGATACATGCATATGCCTTTGAACAAGCTTTCTTACGAAACTATCAAGAAAACTTGGATGTTGCGTGATTAATACGATGTCTAAGCCATGATGTCTATGTAATGCTAAAGCTTCTATAAATGGAGGCACTTTTGAAGCGGCGGAACGTGTACCCATCAGCCTTTGCGCTTCGTCTATGATGACGAGCGAGCCATAAGGGAGGAAGTCTTGAAAAGGCTTCTCTTTAATTTGTTCATCTGTAAGTTCTTCATGTTCTATCTTAAGTTCCGGTATGCCGTTAACGAACAATGGACGTTTTTTCTTTACGCCGTCTTTGTCGGTGAAGTGGGTGTAACTTTCATCTGTCATCAACATATTGACGATAGAGCTAGTCTTGCCGCTACCCGGAACGCCCGTTTGTAAAATAATCATTTAGCTTTTCCCCCAGGAATAAATGACAGTTTGCTGATACTTTGCATAGCAACGTTAAATGCAAATGCACCGAATATCAGACCTAATGCATGGCCGAAACCTGCCATCATGACAATTTGAAGAATGTCTGATGGCATTGAGTTGAACTGATTTTTTACGTAGTCTTTTATAAAACCTAATCCAACTGTAAAACCTGTAAAGGTTACAAAACTAATGCCAAGGGCAATAAATACTTTTGCAACAATATAGGTTAATAGCCTTTGTAATATGGCGAAAAACGCAGCTTTCATGCTTTAGTCCTTTCTACTTGAAAACATGATAAATGCTGCTGCTACCGCAGCGATACCAATCACAAGGAAGCGTATCATTTGGGCAAAATTACAAATCATGTCATATTTAAATTCCATGGTTATACCCAAATAGGTTGCAGTTCTTGGAGCAGGGCAAACACCATTATCGGGTAGGAAGAAATCGGGGCTAAATGTTGTTTCGTTATTTGTATGAGGAATTTTGAAAGGTTCTTCTTGTTCCTCTACATCGCCTTTTTCTGAACAGGCTAATATGTCAGGGAAAACATTACAAAGTAAGCCTTTTGATTCTTCTTTCTTGTCATCTTTTTTATCTTCTTTTCTTTTATCTTTATCAGATGGGCCATCATCCGGATCAGGTTTATCATCCGGGCGTTTATCAGGCTTATCATCTGAATCGGGTTTATCATCAGGTTTTTTATCGGGCTTTCCATCGGGATTAGGATTAGGATCTGGATCAGGCTTGGTATTAGGTGCTTCAGATCCGCCAGGTGTAAGATCGGGGCGCGGGGTTGTGGTTACTTTCGCGCTTGTGTTGCCGTCTGACCCTGTCGTAAAGCTGATGGTTATTTGAAATGGTCTTCCGTCTTGCCCTGTTGCCGGGCCAAGTGTGATGACTGTGCCGTTAGGCACGGTCAGCGTGCTTTGCGATTCACCCGGAATGCTGCCGTCTTCGTTGGCGGTTGCGTTAACGTATTGAGACGGGGAGGAATCGGCTTTAGGGCCGATAATGCGGTCAAATTCTGATTGCGAAATAGGCGAAAATTTGCCTTTATATTTGACGTAACTAATAGTCGACATTAAAACCGAGGGCTTTGTTTCGCCATTTTCACTTTTTTTATAAGCAACACACCAATTACCTTCGACGCGTATCTCTTCAGGCGTAAAAGGCACAGGATTAAAAAAAAGGCCTTTTGCATAAGCAAGATTACACATTGCTTTTTTCAATTTTTCATTATTGGCTGCGCCTTCCTGCCAATAATCTTTTTTTGTTTCTATGCGGTATTCAGTGCAATAATTAGAATTTAATGCCGAAACGCAATAGCCATAATTTGGTTCTGTCTTGCCGAAGTTTTCATGGTCTGTATTATATTCATAGCCTTCTTTGCTTAAGGCTGCATCTACGAGATAAAAAGCAGCGGTAGATACTGCAAAACCGACAGGACCGCCGCCTACTCTTGCGAATTTACCGCCAACACGGGCTTTTGAGAGGAGGTTTTTTAGGACTGTAGAACGGGATACTTTTTGTTCTATGGTTACTGGTACGGTTGAGGCGGAGCGCAGACCTGTGGAGGCTTCGCGGACGTGTAGTGATTTGTCAAATCTAGACTGATACTCTTGGTCAATTCCACCACCAATAATTTTCCAAGATCTGAAACCATTTTCATTAAATTTTTCAGTCAAAGGATAGGCTAATTTACCATTTCTAACTTGCAAATCGCCAGCAAAAGATTCAAAGCTCAAACCTAATAGAAAAATTATCGTCAAAACCCGTAACATTTATTTCACCATTTCCAATAGTGAAAACTGAATCATCTTTAAATAAAACTTCAAAACTCGCATTATTGAAATTTATTCTATTAAAAAAATTCTGACACTTATCCAAAGAGAATTTTTTTAAATATCCAGTTTCTTTTAAATATGAATAAAATACATAAGATAAAGGTTTTTCTAAATAGAATTTAGATAATTCATCTAATTCAGATTCAGTAATATAGAAAAAATCCTTTTCATGCTTTTCTAACATAATGCTAACTTTCGTAATTTTTGCTGAAAGTTAGATTATATAGCCACGTCATTTAAAAATCATCCAGCCCACCACGACCGGAACAAACACACCAAGATAAAAATAAAAATCCATCATGGTTCTATCTCAATTTCTGCCATATCAACCTAATACCCCAAACCGCTGCCATGATGGCAACTACTGACCAGCCTATATAGGATCCGTCCTTCATGCTGTCTATCGGGTTACATTCAGGCAATTCAGCTTTTAAAATCTGCTCCCCATATTTCCAGCCAAACTTTGTAAAATTAAACTGATATAGCTTTCCGTCATCGCCAATTTTGGGAGGTACTAAACTGAAATAGACGTTTTCGGCATCCTGACGGGTTGCGTAACAATTATTTCCGACTTGGTAGCCCATTATTAAATACTCATGTCAATTAGTATTCAGACGACCTTTAAGGGGTCGTCTGAAACATGCTTCAAATTAGCGCAATACGCGGCGGATCAGCTGGATAGCGAAGATTGAAGCGATAATACCCAGTACGATGGCCGCAACGGATAATGCGTCAGTCTTTGCAGTAGCCAAATCGGTTTTAACGCTTTCAGGTACTTCGGCCAATGCTTGAGTAGCGAAAGACAGAGGAGCAGCGGCAACAACGGCCAGTTTTGCGCCGTATTTACGGCAAGTGTTCATCAATTTCATGATGTTTTCCTTAACGAAATGTTTAAAAAAATGTGTTTGCGGGCTATGTGAAGGTTTTAGAGACCGCCCGCCGAGCCTCATAAACTTAATTAATCTTCTTTTGTATAAAAACTGAAAATTAAAAATTCGCCGCCGATTTCTTCAATCGCCGAACTGAAAGCGTCTTCATAGCTTTCATATTGACCGGCAGATTTAATGTTTGGCGTAAAACCAATATCGCCGAATGGATCGGGATAGATGAATTCATGGTTTTCCAGTTCTTGAACAATAAATTTTTGCTGATACTTACTCAT